CACAAAAAACCGCCCTCCCTTAGAATAATTGCATCTAGAGCATGCAGCAACGAGATTATCCATAGTATCTAATCCACCGGACTTACGAGCCAATATATGATCGACTGTATTAGCTTCTTGCCCACAGTAATAGCATGTGTATTGATCTCTTGCCAATACCTTTGACCTGATCTTGCGCCATAGGCTTGTAGATCCTGTTGATCGTAGAGCTGACTTACTCATTAATACCAGCCTTTAAGCCTGTGATGTGCAAGTGCATTGCATGGCGTTTGATACCGGTGTTTAACATACTTCAATCCTATATCAATTTGCTTAAATCCATTGCGTTCTTTCATCTTTAACAATTGTGGTATTCCATAAGCTGATGAATGTGGATTGTTTGCATCAGGCTTCCATCTGCTTTCCTTATGCCATAATTCATCAATACAATAAAATTCATTAAGATCATTCAATTGCATAAATGCATATTGTCTGTAATGGTTTGTTTTGTAATTAGCAGCTGAGGAATAATCTTTTGAAAAGAGTAAAGTAAATACCATTACACAAAGGACTGACCAAACTCTGCGCCTTCCGAGTCTAGCCGTTGGCGACTCAGCTTTTCGATTTAGGATCGAACGCTTTCTGAGGGTAGCATGCCTGTCAAGGTTTCCGTTCATTTTGTGGTGTGTCGGTAAAAAGGTTCAATAAGAAATAAATCCTCCTCAAGCCAAGTATCACTAAAACCTGTTCCCTCATTCATATTGACACCCATCCCCCATAAGTAGCCTCTGGATTATCTATAAGCCATTGCTCTCTCAGCTTGTTTTGATGCGCCCAATCAATATCGCTCATTTACTCCTAATCAATGCACAAGTATGGCAAGGCAACTCCCTAAACTGCCAATCACCACACTTGATGCATCGACTTACTTCACTATCAGGCACAGTTTCTGCATCTACGATGTTTTTTACTCCCACAGTTCCGCAGGAAGTGCATTGGTAGGCTTTGAAACCTTCGGGCGTGTCTAATTGATCCAGCCACAGGAACTCAACCTTGCGACTACATCCATTGCACTTAAATAATGTCATGTATAATGCCTACTGCCTACAATGACATTGTGAGCAAACCATATACATACCATCCCGCATTAGCCTGTCATCATTACATGCTATGCAAAACTCTGATGATGGCTCTAGCTTTACTCCTGCATCTGTAAATGTTGCAGTAAAGCCTGAGCCGTCAATGATTTGTAAATCACCCATTATTCACCTCCTTCAAAATACCAGTTTCCATTTGCTGTTAATTTGCCCCACCTTGCATCACATTGATCCGGCTTTGGTGCGCTGCAAACATAGCCGTAATAAGGCTTGCCAGTCTTAGCTGTGCCCTCCTTGAGAATCATCATGCCATGTGTGCATTCTTGTTGTTGAGGTTCGGTCGGTATGGTTGCAATTGCATCTCCGACTGACCACGCTTGCGGTTCGCCCTCTGACTTAGCATCATCTTTAAATGATTTCCTAAGTGCCAGTTCAATGAGCTGAGCGTTGCCACTTTTGCCATAATTGTTTTTAAGCGGTTCATTATCTACCTTTCTCATGTCATCTCTGGTCGCTGTCTTGTCAGATCCCTTTAGTAAAATAATTGCCCTACCAAGTGCACTTGTTGCAGTATCCTCAACATAAAACTTTTTCATGTTTGGAATATAAGTTTCCCTTGATCCAAATGCAATGTTGCTTACAGCTGGTGTTGCATCTTTTGCATCACGCCACAAGGTTGCTTGCACCAAGATATAACCATTTACCGGATCATGGCTTACAACTGATATATCGGATCTACCCATTGGATAGTTGCCAATAAACCATTTGTTAAGAGTTGCCACATCCTCATAATCGTTCATGTTAAATGCCATCATCTACTCCAAAGTCATTTTCGTATTGGTCAAAGAGTTCGGAATAGATTGCTGCATAACCAATGATGTCTTTGACACTATCTTTGTGATTAGCGGTTTCAGACAGCCGGCTGACTTTGACAAGCAGTTGGCACATTGCGACCTGCATGGGCGATATGTAATCTCCAAGATATGCAGTCCAGAGTTCTGCGATGCGTTCGTGATTTGTTCGACTGCTTCCGTAAATAGACCCACGATCGGTAAGGATGCTTGCGCACTCATCTAGCAGCTTAACCCTGTTTGTCATAATCAAACACTTCATCTGACTGCCGTTTAATGTTAATCATTCTGCGGTGCATATCCCAACCCATTGCCCTACCTCGCCAATAACCCCGATTGTAAGTTTCGGTTTGCCATAAATTAAGTGCGTAGGCTATCAAGCCCGTTGCTATCATGAACCATAAAATGGTGATTCCGTTGATTTTCATCATTGCACCAACAATCTTGGCAATGTTGATTTAATTTCAACATTTTGCATGGCTCGAACAGCACCAGCTACTTGACTGGTTCTCAATCCAACCTGTTTTGCAATCTGATTGAGTGATAATCCTTGACGATACAAAAAAGCCACTTTTTCGGCATCTTGATCTGTCCAGACATGGCGACCTAATGGTCTGCGGTGTCTTATAGCCTGTGGTTTTTGTATTGCTCGTGGCGTGCTTGTTTTTGTCATGTTTAACTTCTTGCGGAGTAAATACTCCAGCATTAAGTCCTCTAGTTCTTGGTTCATGTTGCTCCCTTACATATCCACATAGGTTGTGGATACATAAAGTATGACCTAAATCAAGGACATTGCTTGGATTTGTAGCAGTTATTTGATAACGAAATGATAACGATTAAGCGTATGTGCGCTTGTTATATGTGAATGATCCATCTTGATTGACCGGTATTAACTCAACTTGATGACCTTTTTTGCCAAACTGTATGACCACAAAACCCATGTTCCAGTCAGCTGAATTGTATTTGAGATAACTTGCTTTACGCATGTCCATCAAGTGTCCAGCCTCAATGCCCCAAATCGTTGAATAACGCCCATTTAAGCCGGTTTGGTGTCGGACTGCACCCTGTCTGTGCGAGTGCCCGCAAACAACGCTAGAATTCCATTTTTTGGCTAAATTAAGGCTAGTTATTCCGGCATGCTTAGACATGTTCCCTTCATCTCCATGAGCCAAATGCCAGCCCTTCTCAAACTCATACGCTCGCTTATGGAATCTAATGCCTAAGCTGCTGAAATCCATAAATTTATCGTAAGCCAATTCTGGTAATCCAATTAGTGATGGCGCACCTCTCAACAAGGTTTGATAAATTCTATCGGTGTGGTTTGATCTGACTATATCTGTCGTGCCTAAGTCATAAAGTATCTCTTGACCAAGTGATCGTTCCTCATCAAGTGTTTCGGCAAACTCTAACTTTGTGCCTTTTGCCCAACGGCTTTGACTGCCAAGATCCATTTCATCACCAACATTTAAGACGAAGTCAAACTTCTCTCGCTTTGTCATTGCAATCAAATTCTTAACAGCTGCGACATGATGCAAGGGAATTTGTAAATCAGGAACTACTAAATACCTTCGATTAGGTTTAGTCGTCATCCTCATCCGGATCGATGCGTGGAATTATCGCATCAGGTTTATCGTTGGAGATCCAGTCAGGCAAGGCGTTTGGCTCTTGCATAATCCAAAACGCCATTTCTTTAGTAAAACCTGCACGCTTCGCAGCTGTAAATGCTTCGTGCAATGTAATGAAATGTGTATCTAATTTGGTCAATTCACGAGTTTGGCGAACTACTCGACGATTGATCTTTTTGTGTTTGATAGGTTTTCGTGTGTTCGCCATAGGAAAATTATTGCTTACTAATTAAGACAAACAGATCATCAACACGCTTTTCTAATCGAGAAATTTGGTCTTTGATGCTGTTTCCAGAATTCGGGCGCAACTCATTGAGCCAGCCTTTAACTAGGAAACGAAACCCGATCAGCACGCCTGTTAGCACAGCGCAAACGCCAGCCGAAAATCCAGCCCACTCTTGAGGTGTCATTTGGCATTAACGCCATAATCTGCTTCGCCCCCTGAATTTGGATCAATTGCTTTTGCTACTGGTGCAATCAATGCGCCAAGTAATACTGCAAATTCTGGTCTGATATCAGCAACAATTGCGAGTGCAACAGTTATGCCGGATGCAGCCACAGCTCTTAAATATGACTTGATTGCTGCCTTGTGTTTATTTGATAGTTTCATGCATCTCCTATGGTCGGGCAACTGCCATTATTAGTGAATAGTTGCGTTTGCGTAAATAAACACCATCGCCATTTGATTGGCTTCCTGCTTTACCAGATGAAGTATTGCCCTCAATAACTTGCAGATATTTCAATGCTGTGTTGTTCCATTTAACAATGCCGACATGATCAGGCTCAGCATCTTTGTCAAATTGAAAGAAAACAACATCACCGGCTTTTGCCTGTCCTACCGGTATCAGCTTGCCAAGCATTGCAAACCATTTAAGTGCATGATCGCAACTGGCAAACCCTTTACCCGATTGAGCTGCTATCGATCCACCAAATCCTGCTTTGTTGTAGCACCACGATACAAACATGGCACACCAAGGCTGATTGTTTAAGCCATACCACTTGCCATACTTTGTGTCATTGACCGGCTGTTCTTGATAGCCAATCTCGGCTTTAGCAATCTCTAATAAGTTTGGCATAGTTCCTCAAGATTATGCTTTAAGCCAAGTTAGGCTTGACTCATCCCAATACCATTTGCCCTTAACAGGCATTGCAGTTGGTGCTTGCCATCGGTAAGTAGATTCATTTAATACCCAAGAATCAAAAGGTTTAGGCGCAATAAAAGCATCTGTAATTTCATCGTATGTATAACCTATGCCAGCATAATTTTTGCGTATGTTGCCGTTGTATGAGGTTTGCTTCCAGTTATCACTGTTGCCATATAAATTGTGTAAAAACTGTATGCCGCTAACCTCTTCATTGTCAGCATCAATAGCATTGTTATTTACAACTACGCCAGCAATTACTAAATTATTTTCATCTAACTTAACAAAGTGTGCCATTATGGGGTAATACTTCCTGTTCCAGTAAATGTGTAATAAGTAAAACCGCCCGATACCACTCTGGTTGGTGAACCTGTTGTAGCAGTAGCTGTAAACGTGCCGTTGTATCTAAAAATAATTAGACCCGAACCACCTGCACCACCAACTAAACCACCACCACCGCCACCGCCTGTATTAGCAGTTCCAGCACTACCTGTTCCACTTGTGTTAGGGGGCGTGCCACCCGCACCTGCACCACCGCCATTGACCGCTGTTCCTGCTGGATCTGTGTAGCCACCCCCACCTCCACCACCTGCAACTTTGCCACCGACCCCCATTGATGTAGCAGATAGCCAAGTGCTAAAGTTAATTGAATTGTAAGTGTCCGCACCTGCGCCACCATTACCAGCTTGACTGCTATTTGCAGCCACGCTAGTTCCTACCGCACTACCACCACCGCCACCTGCTGCTGTGAATCTAGTAGTGTTTCCAGCTAATGTATAATCACCACCTGCAAAACCTTCAACTGGGGAATATCCACCAGAATTACCAGCACCACCTGATTGAGATGCTGAACTACTTGAATTTGTAATTTTAAAACCAGATGCACCTGAACCAGAACCACCAGTGTCACCTGCAGACTGAAATGCCATACCTCTAGCACCCCTAGATGATGTTAATGTTGTAAAACCGCTGCCAGTTATTTCAGATAAATTACCAAAACTGCCATTACCAGATAGCGCACCTGCACCACCAAGTCCAACTGTGACAGTATAAATTACATTTGTGTTAAAAGTTTTTGCGGTAAATGCTCTGCAACCACCCGCACCTGCACCGCTTCCCGGACCATCACCGCCACCGCCACCTCCACCAGCAACTATTAAAAGATCAAAGTCTATGGGTTGAGATAAGTTTCCAGTAATGGCTGAGGCAAAAATCCCCAATAAACTCATTAACTAATATCTCCTATAATTGTGAACACATTTGATGCGGTGCAAACAATAGAAGCCGCTGAAAATTGCGCCCTTAATGTAGGAGCAGCCGAAGTTGCACCTGTTGAAGTAATTGTCACTCCTGCACCAGCAGCAAATGGAACTGCTCCTGTGCCAATTCTTTGCACATTTATTATTTGACCAGCAGTAAAAATTGATGGTGGAACAGTTAGCGTTCTTGAAACTGTATCGCTTACAGTCACTAATTTGAAAGCATCACCTGCTACTAAAGTATAATTGGCAGTTTGAGCGTTAAAGGATATTGAAACTCCAGCAGCATAGGCTGGCACACCAGAAGCAACTGTTAAAACATTTCCAGTTGAACCAATTGCAAGTCTTGTATTTACATTTGATGTTGAGGAACGAAAGGAAATATCGCCAAGAGTTGTTTCAGGATTTAAATTTTTTGTTGTGGTATCAACAGATGATCCAAGTGTGCGGATTGCAGATGCGCCATCCTTGACCAAAGCTGTGTCATCTGGTGTTGTCCAGCCGTAATTAGTAGTGGTTGCCATATTTTCCTATTCTCAGGATACGATTGTAGCGTATTCCCATGTCAGAGTTTGATCTATTGTTTGGAATGTTTCATTTATTGGAACAGTATTCCAACGCATTGCTACCTGACTAAATGCAACAGGCGACAAATTGAGCGTTATGAATAATTCATTAAATCTTGTGCTCCATGACCAGCCTTCCACATACCCCTCAAACTCACCGCCTGAGATTTGATCCGGTAGGTTTTTGAGGTTAAGTGGTTGCCCCATAAATACGCCAAGCAGACTATCTCGATCTGCATTGTCAATCTCTGGATTTGTAATGGGAAAGGTTATGGATTGGAATGCCGGCAACGGGAAGGCTCTTTGTGCAATGTAGCGATCTGCGACCTCTTGCGCATCCACAGCTGAGTGGATGACTGAGTTAATACTTTCGGCTTTGTAGCCGTATAAGGCAATTGACTCTGGGGATGTTGCAGTTTCTTGTGATCCAAAATTGTTGCCATAGTTAATATAAATGTCATTGCGAAGGTCGGCTGCCCGCACCACAGTTGAAAGCCCTTGACCTAATGCATGATTTGCATCAAGATCAACATAACCATTGGCAAGTAAATAAATCTGTCTATGATCTGCATCTGCATAACTAATGTCGCCATTGTTTTCCTCATACAAATAACCAAATGCTGAATCGGCTATAAGGCTTGCAATGTTGTAAATCGTATCAGGATCAGCTGCTCGGTTTTCCATTGTGTATAATCCCGGTGTATCAATTGTGCCAAGTCCTTGATTACCGGCTTGCGCCCATGTTTCTGTTGCATCATAGGTAGCCCATGTTGTAGCTGCTGGCACATCATTCCATGAGGCAAGCAATACACTTGACAACAAAGCAAGTATTTGATCGCCATCCTCATCCTGTGAAATTGTGCCGTTGTAAATCTCTTTTGCTAGTTTAACCAGCGCACCCATTGCAAGGATTGTGTAAGAGATGACTGTGGCAATTTGACCAGTTTGTGCAACCTCAACTGTGATGTCAGTTATGTCGCCACCAAATAGATTCACATAAGTTGCTGAACTGTCTTTGACCTGCAAACTTAAACTGTCATTTATGTCAAATGGCAATGTCTGTCCAGATAATGCAACAAGGCTGATTTGCAAATAAGATGGGTTGGGTTGCGTATAGATATCATCCCGACCACTTTCGTGAGTGATGTCGCTGATTGCAATGTCTGTGTAATCAACACCGGCAACAGTAAGTTTCCAGTCAGGTGTCCAGACTGTCATTATCCGCCCTTTATGCCTGAGTTATACAGCTGTGGAACTGATCTTGATGCGCTCTGATTTAATACTTTTGCAACTGACCTAGCAGCACCCTCACTATCAACTGCTTTGACTGTGATGTTATTTATGACTGGTGCGCTGATCCTATCCTCACGAACATTTGGGAGGGCTGCAATTGAAGGCGCAACAAATCCTTGTGAAGCCGATGGTGCTGGATTTGAGATTGATGGGATATTAACTCCGGGAATAACATTTGCAACTCTAATCATTTCATTGGCAAGTGATACAACCAAGCCAATTGCCTCACGCACAAATGTAATAAAGCCAGAGATCAATCCAGCCACCTTGATTATGGCATTGCCAAAAGCCTCAGCACTCCTTTGTGTTTCCGTCAATGATGCACTTAATCCTTCATCACCGGTCAATCCTGCAATAAAGCCATTCAATGCTGGAATGCCGGTTGTGTTTAAGAAACCAATAAACTTTTCTACCTGTGGCAGTAATGCAAAACCAAGACTTTCCTTAGCCTCATCAAATCCAACTTTGAGGCGATCTATCTTGCCTTGAAATGTTTCAGCATTTGCAGCTGCTGCGCCACCATAAAGATCGGACAATTTTGCTTGAACCTCTGTGAATGATGAGGTTGCCAATTCTGCTTTTGATAATCCAAGTCCTAATCTACCAAGTGCAGTTGTGTTTCCGTCTTGAGCC